TATTGCGGGGATAGTAAACCACGCCATGTTTTTGAAGGATTGGGCGAACCTTGGCGGTCACGGCATCATGCGACACGATGCTGTAATTCATGCCCTGCTTCTTTTCCTTCTGGATATAATCCACGTCGGCCATTGCTGCATTAATGCGCTGGGCAATATTAGGCTTCGTCATCTTTCAACTCCTGTTCTGTTTTCCATTCATTCCACTCTTGCTGCGTCCATTCGTCAGCTTGATCGAGCGCCTCAAAGGCTTCGTCTGATACATAGGCAATCACGATAGAAGGCTCCAAATCCAAATCAGGCACATGGGGAAAAGGGCAAATGCTGCCATCTCTGTGAGGGTTTGCTTATCCATCGTTCTGCTCCCAATCATCGCCATAGCGGCGGGTCATCTCTGCGTTCCAAGCTTCTTCGCTGGCGTTGAGGTAAAATTCTACGTCTATAGTCTGCATCGGCCAGACCGTGATCGGCTGCACGCTTTCCAAGACGCGGTTGAATTGTTGAAGGCCACCAGTCATGACTTCACCCCAAAAACCTTGTTGATGCGCTCGATGCGCTCAGCCAAAGCAGGCGACATTGGTCTTGCCTTCAGACGCTCGATCAATGCGCGTTCTTCGGGGGTGGTTGGCGGGTTATCGTATGTTGGGTAAATGATTTTACGCATTTTTGCCTCCGTTGTTGTTGATCTGGTTATAAACGCGCTTTGCATCATTGCAAGCAAAAAAGTGCAAATGTTTTCTATTGAAATCAAAATCAATCTAATTTACTGGGGCGATATGGACAGAAAAACACTCATGGATGAGGTTGCGAAAGCCGCCTTTGATCGTCGCATCGAACTGAACGCCTTGTTCAAGTCAGCAAAGGTTTCACCTTCGATTGCATATCGTTATACTAAGCAAGGTATACCCCCGACGCTGCCGACGATTGGCAAGCTGGAAAAGGCTTTGGCAGATATAGATCAACAAGCTCCTACCCAGTCGGTTTCAACGCATTCCCCGACTGGTTCCTAGCTGCCGTGTCTGACTTAAAACCAGATGCGGCAGCTTTTTATCCGCCGCGCTATGTTACCGGCGCACTGCTCCAGAAAATGGGCTGGCAGTTTATCAGGCCAGATCAAATCAAATCACAATAGAAAATAATTCATAAGGAGAAACCATGTTTAAAAACATATTAAAGCGTTGGCTTAAGCCCAAGCAGGCCCGTGACAATGAAGGGCGATTCCTGCCCAGCCGCGTAACTGCCCGTAAAAAGGCTATCGAGATGGCTAAGGCAATGAACCGCACCGATCTGGTTGAAAGGCTTCAGTCATGATCTATGAATCTCCATCGACCGCGATAGCCCTAGCCCGTTATCTCGCCACATACATCAGCGATGACAGCACCATCCTCGCCCATGTTCGCCACCGCTTCGGCGTGACTTTATCCAGAGCCGACATGGCTAAAATGCGTGCATCCCTTCCGAAGAAATACCTGCCAGGACAAGGTAATCCGTCCGGCTGGGACTTCAAAAGCGACCGAAGCTTCCGTGGTCATATCCGCCGCAGAACAGACGATCCGCTATTAGCCGCGCTGGCATCGTATCACCTGAAGCACAGCAAGCTAAAGCCTCACGAAATTGAATATTATCGGAGGCTGGCACAATGAATATGTTTCCAAAATGGTATCGCCCCCCGCCTGTCCAGCGTGCAAAGCGCAGCGGATCATCCGTTGTGCAGGCTGTGATGAATGAATTTGACATCGACAAGGATGGCTTGACTAGCAACAGCCGACAAAAGAAGCCGGTCAGGGCTAGGCAGGTGGCATGGTATGTGATGAGCCGCAACTGTCCCCATATGTCTTATCTTCAGATGGCACGTATGCTGGGCCGCACAGACCATAGCACAGCGTTTCATGGCGTGCGGGTGGTTCAGGATCTGATCGCCATTGATGATGACTTCGCAGCCGCTGTCGAGCGTGTAGAAATGGCTTTGCGTGACTAAATACTTCGCCAAGAAAACCGCTTGCTCTGCTGGGCATCTGCACGCATCAAAGCGTGAAGCAAAGCGTTGCGATCAACTGCACTTGCTACAGCGAGGCAGGGAGATTGAAGGGCTGACCATCGAGCCGAAGTTCGAGTTTGTGATCGACGGCAAGCCCCTGAAAATGGGCAACGGACGGACTGCATCTTATCGACCCGACTTCACCTATATGGAGCGTGGGAAGCTGATCGCGGAGGACAGTAAGGGCTTCGTCGTTCGAGACTTCCCGCTTCGTGCTGCACTGTTCCGACATCTATATCCTGACTGGGAACTGAGATTGACTTAAACGCCAAAATATGGTGAACAGGTTGGGCGGGGAGCTTGCACGCTCACCCGCCTCTACATAAGCCTAAGACGGAGGCCCTGCATATGCAAAGTTATATACGCCCAGAAACCGTGACGCAAGATGTTGCGTTATGAGTATCAAACTTATGACCGCTGTTTGGGAGCGGATCGACCTTACATCAACACAGAAACTGGTTCTGTTGGCGCTGGCTGACTGGGCTAACGATGATGGGCTTTGCTGGCCGTCGATAGATCGTGTCGCCGTCAAATCATCCCTGAAAAGACGGGCGGTGCAGATGACAATCAGATCGCTTGAGGAATCTGGTTTTCTCCGCCGCGAAGAACTGGTCGGCAGAGGGAATAAATACTGGGTGAGCATACCCGTGCAAAATATGCACCCGTGCATTACAGACACCCCACCCGCGCACGAAATGCACCCCACCCGCGCATCTGATGCACCCAATACATCAATGACACATCAATTAACCACCAAGAGTAATATTCCCGCGCAGCCTGAAGGCGTTTTGAATGAGGTTTGGAAAGACTTCATCGACCTTCGCAAAGCCAAGCGTGCGCCATTGAACGGCACCGCACTGAAGGGCATCGAGCGCGAAGCCGCGAAGGCTGGCTGGACGTTGAACGATGCGCTGGCTGAAAGCGTGGCACGCGGCTGGCAATCATTTAAGGCCGAATGGGTAAAAGAAAGGACGAAGGGTAATGGAAGCCGAGAAACTGAAAGCATGGGAAGAACTGAGCGAGCGGCAATTCAGGCCCTCCGAGACCTTGGATTTGCTCAAGCAGCGCCTGGAGCAAGTCAAAGCGGAAGCGATGCCTTGCCCACCGCAGGACGCAATGGCATTGCTGGGAGTCAATCTAGTCCTTTGCTCACCATCGGGTATGACGGAAGCGGATCGGGTGGAGTGGTTGAAGGCGGCGCTGATGACAATCGGTGATTGTCCGAAAGACCTGCTCGAAGATGCTTGCTATGCGGCACGCAGAGTTTGCGACCATCCTTCAAAGATTGTTCCTTTCATCTGCGACCAGATCGGTGATCGACCAGATTGGCGTTGGCAGCAGGTGAGATATGTCGAAAGCCAGATCGAGAACCACGACAAGCCCCGCTTGGTAGCAAAAGCACCAAAGCCGGAACGACCCCCCGCCGAGCCAATCACACAGGATGAAATTAATTCAATGCCGCTGTTCCTTCGCAAAGCATGGCTAAACTTGGGAATGATTACGCAGGAAGAATATGACGCCGCATGGCAACCAAGTGACGCAGAGTAACTTCCCCCTAACCCAATATATTATAGACCTACAGAAAGCCTCCACCATGAAGCTAAAAAAGATGGATATATCAGCAACAGCCCGAAAGCGTGGCCTGCCTGTCGCATATGTGATCGCCTACAGGGATATGGAGTTGAAAAGCCGGTGACTTGTGCAGCCAGCCTGAAAGCGATATAGTCCCACCACCAGTCCATATTGGAAGCTGAGATGACACTGAAGATTGAAACGCGCCCAGTCGCAGACCTGATACCCTACATCGCCAACAGCCGCACGCACAGCGATGCCCAAGTTGCACAGATCGCTGCCAGCATAAAAGAGTTCGGCTGGACAAATCCGATCCTGATCAACGGCGATAACACCATCATCGCAGGCCACGGACGCCTTCTAGCAGCCCGTAAGCTTGGAATGGAATCAGTCCCCGCAATAGTCCTCGATCATCTCACCAAGGCACAGCAACGCGCCCTAGTGATAGCCGATAACCAACTCGCCCTAAACGCAGGGTGGAACATGGATATGCTAAAGGCAGAGATTGAAGACCTACAGCTAGATGACTTCGACATAAACATCCTTGGCTTTGACGATAAGTTCCTTGATGGATTGCTAGAGCCAGAACCAACGGCAGGACTGACCGACGAGGACGCTGTTCCTGAAGTGCCTGAAACACCAAAGACCGTGCTGGGTGACGTTTGGGTTCTGGGCAATCATCGGCTCATGTGCGGGGATAGCACCAGCGTTGATGCAGTCGATAAGCTGATGGATGGCCGAAAGGCTGACATGGTATTCACTGATCCTCCTTATGGAGTGGAATATCAATCCAACATGAGGACAAAAACTGCTAAGTTTGATGTCATTAAGAACGACGATACATTTTTAGATATTTCCGCTATTGTTGAGGCTTGCTCCACTGGCTGGGTATTTGTCTGGACAAGTTGGAAGGTGCAGACTCGCTGGATTGAACAGTTCGAATCGTTTGGATACCCAACAAACATTGTTGTTTGGCATAAGCCAGGTGGCGGCATTGGTGATTTGAAGCGGACATTTTTAAGTGATTATGAGATAGCACTTGTTTGGCATAGGGGCGCAGAACTTTGCGGTAAGCGCATCGGTAGTGTTTGGACAATAAATAAGGATGCTGCATCATCATATGTCCATCCAACTCAAAAGCCTGTTGCATTGGCATCTGAGGCACTTGATAAAACAACGCGCACTGGTGCAAATGTTTTGGATTTATTCGGCGGAAGTGGATCAACTTTAATCGCCTGCGAAAAGACAAATCGCCAAGCACGCCTTATGGAACTAGACCCAAAATACTGTGACGTAATCATCAAGCGTTGGCAGGAGTTCACAGGCAAGGAAGCAATCCACGCAGAGACCGGAGAGACATTCAATGGCTCACGTTAAACTGACAGCAAAGCAGGAAGCATTCTGCCAAGGCATTGCTGATGGGTTAGGACAAGCCGACGCTTACCGCGCTGCTTATGACGCCGAGGACATGAAGGATAACACGATTTATCCCTTAGCATCCAAGCTAATGAAGAACAGCAAGGTGACCGCAAGGATTGCCGAGCTTCGTTCAGAGGTGCAGGAAAAGCAGCTTTGGTCGCGTGAAATGTCTGTCAAAGCACTGGTTGCTGCATACCGTGAAGGCTCTGGATCGGTAAAGGTTGCAGCAGTCAAAGAGCTTAACGCAATGCACGGATATAACGAGCCGTCAAAGGTCAGCATCAACGGCAGTCTGATCCAGCGCATCCAGCGTGAGGTGATTGATGGCAAAGACGCTAACGATTAAAACGCCTCGCTGGTTCAAGCCATTCCTCAAGCCATCACGCTATAAAGGCGCACATGGTGGGCGCGGCTCTGGCAAATCCCATGCGTTCGCTGAATGCGTGATCGAAGCCCATGTAATGGACCCGAAGCGCCGCACCGTCTGCGTTCGTGAGATCCAGAAGTCCCTAAGCCAATCCGTCAAGCGCCTGCTGGAATTGAAGATCGAGCAGCTTGGCGTTGAAGATTATTTCGAGGTGCAGGAATTTCAGATAAAATCGCGCCACGGTGACGGACTAATCATTTTCCAGGGAATGCAGAACCACACAAGCGATTCCATTAAGTCGCTCGAAGGCTATGACTGTGCATGGGTTGAAGAAGCACAGAGCCTGTCGCAACGCTCGCTCGATCTGCTTCGCCCGACAATCCGTAAGCCAGAGTCGGAATTGTGGTTCACATGGAACCCCAGCAAAGACACCGACCCGATTGACCTTCTGCTTCGCGGCGAGAACCCACCGCCTGACGCAATCGTCCAAGAGGTAAACTACAAAGACAATCCTTGGTTCCCTGACGTTCTCTGCGCTGAAATGGAATATGACCGAGGCCGCGACCCTGACAAATACAAGCACGTTTGGCTCGGCGGTTATGTATCGAACAGCGAAAGCCGGGTGTTCCGCAATTGGAAGGTTGAGGAATTTGAAGCACCCAAAGACGCAACGCACCGCCTGGGCGCTGACTGGGGCTTCGCATCTGACCCGACAGTCCTCATCCGCTGCCATGTTGTCGGCAGAACGATCTACGTCGATTACGAAGCCTATCAGGTGGGCTGCGAGATTATGGACACGCCTTCGCTATTCCTGACCGTGCCAGAATCCGAGAAATGGCCGATCATCGCTGACAGCGCCCGGCCTGAGACTATCAGCCACATGAAGAAGAATGGCTTTCCGAAGATCATGTCGGCAGTCAAAGGCCCCAAGTCGGTCGAGGAAGGCGTTGAATGGCTGAAGTCGCATGACATTGTGGTTCACCCTCGCTGCACCCATACGATTGATGAATTGACCTGCTACAGCTACAAAACAGACCCCTTGACAGGGCAAATCTTGCCAGTCCTCGCAGATCGTGATAATCACTTGATCGACGCACTACGTTATGCGTGTGAGGCAAGCCGTCGAGCAGCGCCAAAAGCGCCTATCGACTTTCAGCCTCTGGCAACGGTGAACAGGTGGTAAATGGCGCGATTGACTAGAGAACAGCGGCTTGGCAACGTACACGAAAGTGCGTTGAATGAGTTTGACCGCTGCCAGACCGCCATGCGTGATGAACGCCTGCA